ACTAGCACAATTTCTCTCTGTTCCGAAAACGAGCGAAAAGAATAGAGGCATATGCAAACAGCCATCTGGGAACATGGTTCTCCAGTTAGCAACGCACACTATTTTAGTGCGACTGCTGCTAAGGTGGTTTGACTGCGATTTAGAAAAGCAACAAGAACTGAACAAGAATTTAGCAATGCTAGGTTCTTTTGAAAAATTCAGTATGACGACACGTACGTGGGAGTGGTGCACTCTTGATTTATCAGAGGCATCAAATTTTCCTGCAGTTATCGTGAAGTATTTGTTTCCTGTTGCCGTTGTACAGTGGCTTGCATTGATACGTTCTACCTACATTCGTGTAGGGAAGCGTGTGTATGAAAAGCATATGCTGTCAACGATGGGTAATGGATTTACCTTTTCTCTTATGACTCTATTATTATCTGCAATCGTTAAAGTTCTGTATTCATTTGCAGACTTACCGGAGTATGATACTTTTACACACCTCCATTCCCTAGGGAAGAAGGGTGATCGTATCAAAACCTGGGCCGTTTACGGTGACGATATTATAGTAGATAAGCGGGTGTATGGACCCTTAATTAAGGTCCTTTCTGCACTCGGTTTTATGGTTAATGAAAAGAAGTCGTACTCTCAAGGTCCATTCCGTGAATCTTGTGGAGGTGATTTCCATCATGGCTATGACGTTCGGCCCGTGTTTTGTCAGTCATTGACAACACAAGCAGACATCTTCTCTTTAATAAACAGGTTGAATTACTGGAGCGTAAAACACTCCGTTAACTTATCTGGGTCCATCGATATTCTGATGAGAGCCCTTGGTAAGGATCAAACTGTTTTTATCCCAAATTGGGAAGGTGTGGATGCGGGTTTGCATGCGCCCTACTTGATGTATAAAAGAGTCGCAGTAAAGAGTGTTCCGTTTCCCTTGAGAAAGGAGATTGACCCTCACTTCGACACGCTTGGGACGAAAAGTCCGAGCATTTTTTATACAAGGTACCGACCTACGACACCGTCACTCATCCTTTATAAGGAGAATGCGCGGGAAGTTAAATGGTCTTGTGTTGCTACGAAACGTACGTTTACGTATAGTCTAGTAGATCAACAGTACTTTCAAGTGAGTAATATTCTGGGCATACTAGTTTGTATGCTTGAGGGTAGCGTGAAATCGGGACGCGCCGGCACTCGTCTTATGGACGAACCGACGTATAACCGAGAGTTCGGTTTGGCCCCCTCGTGGGGTGATCCAACGCTCTTCAGTGGAAGTAGTTTTACGCGTACAAGTACGCATTCCGCTATATCTATATATAAGTACTGGGAAGTACTCGTTTCAAATAACTTCAGGCGGCAAGATTTTGTCTTGTCTTCTTCTGAATGTAGCGCTCACGTTGATGCCTTTGTAAAGCATTCGCGTGTTGCTGCGCAGTATAACAGCGTTATTGATTCGTATCTAGTTTGATATAATATGTAGACGTATGGAAACAGCCACCTCCGCAGTTCCCGCGAAACTCTTACTAAACTGTCAATTAACTTTGCGCACCCCTTCTCGTATGCTATGCATATGCGTTGAAGACGTGCGGGTTTAAATACCAGCAGATTCCACTTGTGAAATTCAGTGGAGAGTTCCGTATTACTGTGGCGACAGG